ACAACTAGGAGTAACGACGATGGGAAAAAATGAAAAGACCCCAATCACCGTGAATGATAAAGAATACCTCGTTGAAGATCTTGGCGATCAACAGCAAGTTATGATCAATCACATCAATGATCTCGACCGTAAGCTTGCGAGCGCGCGGTTTAACGTAGACCAGTTGGTTGTCGGCCGTGAGGCTTTCGTCAACCTGCTGGCTCAGTCTTTGGAGGGAGCTGAGGAAATCACCGATGAGGATTACGAAGAAGTATCTGCCGATACTGCTGTCAATTAGCCTCATGAGTCCTGCCTTCGGGCAGGACACTCCTGAGATCGACCCGGCGCCAGAGATTGACCCCGTTCCAGAAAGGGACGACGGTGAGTTTGAGCCTGACTTTGACGGGGATGGTGACGACACCAACATTGAGGGCGACCTTAATACGTCAAACTCGAATAACAACAACGTCAACAAGACGTTTAACGGCGCAGGATCTGGCAGGCAGATGCCTGCAAATACGGCTGTAGCACCCAGCTTGATGAGTACGGGCCAGCAGTCGTGCCTAAAGTCTTTGTCTGGCGGCGTTCAGCTTGTCGGATTTGGCGTATCGTCCGGCCTTTATCGACAGGACGAGGAGTGCAATCGCCGCCTTAACGCCATCACGCTCTCGAATATGGGCATGAAAGTGGCCTCAGTAAGCCTCATGTGCCAGAATGCCATGGTGTGGCGGGCTATGTTCATGAGTGCAACTCCATGCCCTATAATCCGCGCAGGACGCCTAGTAGTGGGTAAAAACGCACTGCTGGCAATTAAACAGAATCCAGAACTGTGGATTCCAGATTACTTGGAAGATAAGGCATTTTACGACGCGCTGTTAGCTGGGGGTGGTGATGACAATAGCGAGCAAGAGTCTGACGGCGGCTCTCTTAGCGATCGTTTCCGCTCAACTAAACGCGACTGAGATTGACGATTTGGTCAACACGAGTCAGAGCATTCGTGACACCTTTGCCTATGGCATCAAAACCATTGCCGGTGGCGCCTCCTACGCGGGTGAGGGTTTTATCGCGCCAGCCATGGCCGAAAACGGTCACATTAGCAAAGAACAGCAAGACGCCTACAACGCCGCTGTGGCCGCAGTACAAGCGGCTACCTACAGTTACGATCCCAACGCAGACCAATACTTTCAAGACCAAGCTGATCAGGCCATGGATGAGGTGTCAGAAATGATTGACGCTTACGTCGAGGCGGCACAGCAGATTATTATGGTTGCTACGGTCAACGAAATGGCTCAGGACGCACAGACAGCGGCCGACGAGCGAGAAGCTATGGCTTTGCAGGAGTTTATGGGTGCAAACGACGTGGTGCTTCAAGACGAAGACATCGAGACATACAACACTGCGTTATCCAATACCGAGTCTGCAATTCAGGTAGCGGCGGCTTATATGGCGGTCGCTAATGATGAAAACTTGCTCAATCAAGCAGATAATATGGCTAGAGAGTACAACGTGACTTTTGAAGAAGCCGCGTCTGTTTTCTTTGATTTAGATACAACGGCAGTCTGGGTATCATTTGACGGTGGTAGCACCATTCAAGGCTTGCAGGTGGGCAATTATTTTGTTGCCGCAGAAGACGTGCTAACACGCGCAGAAACACAGGATTTTTGGATTGAATCCCCCGAAGGCGGTTGCTGGTTCGCTGAAAACCAAGAGGAGTGCTTAAACGGTGGCCCTTGAAGATTTAGAAGTTAATGTCGGCGGGACGTCTATCAAGGGCGTTTGGATCGCTATTGTGATCAGTTTTGGCTCAACAATCGGGGGCGGAATCTGGGCGGCATCGCAATTTTTTGCTCAGCTTAACGAGCAGTCCGAGGCGGTCATAGCCGCTACCGCGCAAGCAGAAGGCTTGGCTACACGGTTTGATGACCTTAGAGAATCAAATGCCACACGACTGCAAGCGATGGACGTTAAGCTATCTAACATGGAGCAAGCCATGACGGCGGCAGACGTTGAAAATCTTCAAGGCAAGCTGGCAGAATTAGGTGCTAATCTAGTACAAATTATGGAGGCGCAGTCGGAGCTTCTTGATTTGCGTGACCGGATTAGCTCGGTAGAAAAAACATCGTCAGAAACAGAACTGCGCGTTTCTGGTAAATTAGATGCGCTTTCAACAATAGATGATCGCATTTCTAGGTATGAACGTGACATGGATGACTTATGGATGGCCATCGATGCAACAAATCCGCTAGGTGGTAACTAATGGATACGGCACACGAAGCATTAAAAAGAATTGAAATACACCAAGCAGAGTGCGAGGTGTTACGCAAATCCATCGACGACCGTCTGGACCGCATTGAAAAAAGACTCGATGATGGTGGCGGACAATTTAAACGCCTTGAACGCATGATCTGGGGCAACACCGTTCTTGTGGTTAGCTTACTCAAAGGTATGGAGTATTTAGGATGAACTTCGATAAGGTAAAAGGCTTGGTCGGCTCTCTTGCCCCTACGCTAGGAGCCGCTCTGGGTGGCCCTGTAGGCGGCGCGGCGGCGTCGATGCTCGCTGACGTTTTAGGCTGTGATCCCGCTCCTGCGAAGATTGAAAAGGCGCTGGCGCAAGCAACACCAGAGCAGTTAGCTGAAATTAAGAAAGCAGAGCTAGACTTTGAAGTCCGCATGAAAGAGCTGGAAGTAGACGTCTTTGCGCTAGAAACCGCAGATATTCAAAACGCGCGTAAAAATTTCTCTACCGACTGGACTGCTAGGTCTATTGGCTTAACGATCGTGCTGTTTTTCTGCGGCTTTATTACCCTAATCACAATCGAGCCTCCGGGAAACACGTCGATGGAGCTGATCAACTTGATCCTCGGATATCTTGGCGGTCTTGTTTCCGCAGTCGTGTCGTTTTATTTTGGCGCATCTCAAAAACAGGACTGACCTATGAGTAAACTTGTCGCACAATTAAAGCGTCACGAAGGTGTTCGATCCCACGTGTACTTGTGTTCCGCAGGTTACGAGACTATTGGAGTCGGTAGAAACATCGCCGAATCTGGATTAGGGCTATCTGACGATGAGATAGATTACCTTCTCGAAAATGACATCAAACGGTGCAAGCAAGAGTTGATCGCACTGTCTTGGTTCATGGATCTCGATGCGGTTCGTCAGGATGCAATTGTTAATCTTTGTTTTAACCTTGGGCTAACGCGCCTCATGGGCTTTAAAAATGCAATGGCGGCGATGGCTGTTGGTGACTATGCCAAAGCGGGGGATGAATTTTACGACTCTCGGTGGGCTAAGCAAGTTGGATCAAGGGCAGAGGAGGTCTGCGAAATGATTCGTACAGGCCGATATCCTGAGTAGCAATTATGACAAATGCGCTCCTCAAGGATTTTGATGTCCTAAGTCGCCAAGAACAACAAGAGGCGCTTGCTCTTTTGGATCGATACAAAAGAATCGAAAAGCAAGACAGTTGCCAGACCGATTTCATAAGCTTCATAAAAAGCCAGTGGCCTGAGTTTGTTGAAGGCCGACACCATAAAATCATTGGAGAGAAATTTAATCGGATTGCTGAAGGAAAGCTGAAGCGATTAATTGTTTGCCTGCCCCCTCGACATACTAAATCTGAGTTTGCCTCCACCTTCTTCCCCGCATGGATGATGGGGATTAGGGGTAATTTAAAGATTATTCAGACGACACACACGGCCGAACTGGCAGTGCGCTTTGGCCGTCGTGTTCGTAACATCATCGACTCGGATGAATATAAAGAAGTTTTCCCGCAACTAAAGCTACAGGCTGATAACAAGTCAGCAGGTAGATGGACTACAAACCAAGGCGGTGAATCATTCTACGCTGGTGTCGGCGGTGCGATTACAGGACGCGGTGCGGACCTACTCATTATTGATGACCCAGTATCTGAGCAAGATGCCTTGAGCCCTACTGCGATGGATTCGGTCTATGAGTGGTATACGTCGGGCCCTCGTCAGCGTTTACAGCCGGGAGGCATCATCGTAATCGTCATGACGCGATGGTCGACCAAAGACCTAGTGGGTAAGGTCTTAAAAAAGCAAGGCGATGATCATGCAGATCAATGGGAAGTAATTGAGTTCCCGGCCATCATGCCTGAGTCCGAAGAGCCATTATGGCCTGAGTATTGGAAGAAAGAAGAGCTACTTTCAGTCAAAGCATCCTTGCCAGTGGCCAAATGGAACGCCCAATGGATGCAAAATCCGACTGCCGAAGAGGGCTCTATCGTTAAGCGAGAGTGGTGGAACTTGTGGGAAGCAGAGCAAATACCGCAGTACGACTACGT